CAGCGACACCGCGCACCCAGTAGTTCGGGTCTTTGAAGTCGCATACGACTTTCTCCGTTGTCAGCGCCATCTCGTGTTCGGGGTACTTAGTGCCGGTCATCTCCCTGAGAGGGTCAAGCTGCTTCTTGTACCGCTGGTAATTTTTGAGTAGAGGAGTGCCATCTTTGACGTAGTCCTCAAGAGCCTTGTGAACTTCGGTGCCATACAGCATCTGCTGTGTTTGCTTTTTGGTGAAGTTCTTCAGCACTTTTACTTGCTGGTACTGCCGAGGGCAGTTCTTGTAATCCTTCAGGCCCGAATAAGACCACTGAATCTTGACTGTCATTGAGTGACTTTCGTTCTTTCTTTGATCCCGTAGAACATACCATATTCAGCCTCTTCTCATTGAACCCTTTTTCCTGCGTCCAAAATGCTGCACCGCGCAAAAACAGAAACCAATACGGCTCATTCCCGGCCATGCGTTGAAGATCATTCTGCTTATGTACGATTAAAGTCCCTACGTTGGCTCGACCACCAAAAATGTTCAGGGCAGCAACTGAGTCGATGTTTGTCCCGCCAAGACAGGCGTTCATCGGTGTCATAGGTTTCTGAACTGGCCCGAGGAAGACCGGCATCTCAAGGTCAACGGAGTACGCTGTAGCTTGTTCTAGATAGTCAGCCAGCGTGGTCGCGTTCAGGCCGTTGTTGTGATAGACAGTCATCCGGCGCTTACACTCGATGGCAAACGTCGCTTCGGGAGCGCACACAACAAAGTCTACCTTCTTGCCGCTCTTGGTACGCACCTGCTCGTCGAACGCCCAGCCCTGTGAGTTAAGCAAATCTCGGATGAGCTGGGTCGCTTTCTCCTCGGTATCGTACTGGCTCGCGTATTTTGCGGTCTCGTAGGCTCGTTGCCGCTGATGGGCCTCGTAGTCGAAACGGATGCTGTTGATGTCAAACGTCGCCATACGTCGCTCCTACTTTGGCTTCACATGCAACCGGAAGTCCCGTAGCCCACTCAGGAGCTTTAGACATGATGCCAGTTATAAACTCTTTAGCCTCGTCAGCTTCGTCCGCTGGTGCAATGACCACCGCCGCGTCATGCACGGTCAGGGCTACACGTCGCTTCTCGTTGATCGCAACCATCTGCGTACCAACAATGATACGTGCCAATGCCTGAACGACGTTCTCCACCACAGCACCGCCCCATATACTGATTGGCCCCTTGCGTGAGTCGTACAAAATCTGGCTCTTGCCGTCCCTGTTCTCACGCCGCAGGTTGGGGTAGCGGATGCGCAACCCATTGGGCAGGATGATCCCCTCGTTGTCATACGATACACAGTTGTGCATGCCCAGAGTCAGCGGGGTCTTGATCTCAGAGTTCATCATCGTAGCGAGCATCGAGTCGCAGTCAGCCCACAAGTCCACCACCTTGTAGTTCGTGGTGCGATACACGCCTACGATCCGTTTCGATTCCTCGTCGTCGATCTTCACACTGACTGGATGTGATGTAGACAAAGTATGTTGCAGCTTAGTCGCCCCGGTGCCGTAGCCTAGCCCAAGTACGCAAGTCTTACCCACAAAGCGTTCGGTCTCATCAGCCTTGGTCACATTGCGCCCATACACAGACGACGCAAATATAGAGTACACATCTTCCTTGTCAGCAAACTGCTTGACAACATCCTCTTGACCTGCCCACCATGCCAGCACGCGAGCTTCGATCTGCGATGAGTCTGAGTTAATGATCACGTATCCCTCGGGCGGCACGATGGCCCGCTTGAGAGCCTTCTTCTTTTTGTCCCGGCTTGGCAGGTTCTGAAAGTTAACCTTGTCCGAGCCTGACCACCGACCCGTGTGCGCCCCGTAGTATTTCAGGGGAACCGGAAGCGCTCCGTTGTTACGATGCCCGATCCCTATAAACCTCTCAATGCGCCCCTCTTCTAGAGTGGACTTGGTTCCAAGGCGCACCGCGCACAACTGTTGGATGAAAGTATCTTCATGCTCACACAAGGTCAAGAAGCCCTCATCCTTCTTTGCCAGCGCCCATGTCTCCTTGCCCGTGACTGGAGATAATTTCTTCGGAGGGTCAATACCCTCGTCTATTAATACTTGAGCAAATTGCTTGTTGCTCGATAGCTTGGCACGAACTTCCTCTTCGGACGCGCACTCCATACGTGTCATGAGCGACGACAGTAGTGTGGACTTCTCTTCACGCATGGCAATCAGCCGCTCCTCCAAGACGCCTTCGTCCAGATACAACTGCGGGTGGGTGAACATGCGCAACGTCATGTCGATCAGTTTGATTTCCTCACCGGGAAAGTTGTTGATCATCATCGTCAGCAGCTTGTACGTAAGCGCCGTGTCGTTGCAACAGTAGTCGCCGTAACGCGCAAGCTCTTCGGGCGTGAAGTCTGCACGATTTTTATTCTTGGCGTTGATGACCTCGTTACCCTTCTCTCCGATCTGGTAGCGAATAGCCAGCTTGGCAAGTGAGCCGCCAACCTCAACGCCATGTAACGCACGTGCCATGCACAGCGTATCCAAGTACGCCATCGGCGTGATGCCAAAGTGCCAGTGAAGAATAGCCCCGTCAAACATCGTGTTGTGGGCTAGCAGGAGAGTGTTCTTCCAGTCGTATTGCAGGAGGAACTTACGTATCTCTTCATGGGTGCCTGAAAACCAAACCGGCACACCATCGTTAACTTGCACCGAGACTCCGATCACCTCGAACCTCGGGTCACGAATGTACTCCTCGGTTGTCAGACCCGTCAGAGAAAACTTGTCTCCATAATAGGTTTCAAAATCCAACGTGATCAGGCTCATACATATTCCAACTAAAAGAAACTAGAGGGTGGGGGTACTCGCTGCACTGTCTCCAGCATCCGCTTTTCCCCCGAAAATCAGCGCGTAGTTTGACTGCTTTCGATCTCGCGGTCAAGGTACCACTTGGCCTTCTTGAGGTTCTCCAAGCGCTCGCCTTTGAGGTCTGCACGGGTGATGTACTTCACCACATTGCCGAGGTGATAGTTCAGCTTCTTGGCCTCGATGAAGTCGATGGTCTCGATACCACCCGCCTTGTAGTGCGCGGGATGATTGACCATGTCGTTGATTGGCGTGTCTGAAGAAACTACCGCAACGGTCTTCCACCACTCCTCATCAGCGGGTGCGCGGGGCACGGGCAGCACGGGTGGCGGTCGCCATTTTGGGACGGTATTTGTCTTGCGAGTAGCTTCCGCTTTCTTCATCTGCGAGCGGATCACGTACACGTACGCTAGGCTAGCCTTAAACTTTGCTGCCACGTCGGCAGGTTTCGCGTCGGGGTGGGTCATCATGTGCGCACGGATTTTTGTCGCGTTTGATTTTTTAGCCATCATGTTTCCTACTGAATTAAATTAAAACGGGGACTGTTCATGTACGGGGGGTTTGGTTTGTTTCAAGTGAGCACGGTGCATCCTTTCTAAAATCTTGGCGTCCACGCGAGTGAACGGCCACAGCTCGTGTGGTTTAGGTAGTGGGGGGTTCTTCTTGGGGGTCATAGAACCTTCCCGGCTTTGGAATAGACCATGAATTGCTTGACGTTGATGACGCGCTCAAACTTTGAGATGCCGGGTAGGTTGCTGATGTCGATGCCTTCCTCACGCTTCTTCTCGACCACGTTGGTTTGGTTCTGCGACAGCATGGCGTTGGTGCCCTTGAAGTGCGGGTCTTTGGCAAACATGGATGGGCGGGGGACATTGCGCCACACGAACGGACTGTCGGGGTGGCACTTGCATTTAGGTTGGGTCATTTGTTTATTCCATTCAGTCATCATTTCTTTTTCCAAAAGCACAGCACGATCACGGTGTCAGGCTCCTCGTCAATCGCCTCGTTTAGCAGAGCCTTGGCTTGCACTTTGTGGTGATCAGGTATCGTCAGTGTTTTTAGTTTGCTCATTTTTTCTTTCGGGTCTAGGACAATTTTCAGGGGGAACAACAACACACCAGACAGCTTGCCACCATCGTTTCCCGGCTTCGCTCACGACCCACCGGTCAATATAAGCGTCGGGCATGGCCTTGAGAATTCTGCCAACGTGACTGCGGTCTGTTTGCACAGCCTCAACAATATCTGTCACAGTCATGCCGTCTGGCGTAGCGCGTAGGGCCACACGCACTCGGGCTAGTCGAACGTTACTGCCCATGAGTTATGTTACTTCTTAGTATTTTTTGTTCAATTTTCTT